CTTCTCCTCCTCTGTTCCAATACTTATGGTTTGGATGTTGCATTATAAATTCTCTACGTAGGCGGTCATGTTCTCGTCTCATTCTGACCACCTTGGTCAACACGTAGGGCACGTAAACAAGTAGTGCTCCCACGTACATTGATATTAGTATTTCAAATGCCATTCTGTTTCTCCATTTGCTGATTAATAACGTAGTCTACAGGTATATTACCTCTGAACTCTCTATGTTTTCTTTCATGCTCTATGAGCAAGTTCAGTTCATCACGTAGTCGTGTGGCTTCTTCTAAGGACATACTAATTGATGCAATCCCATTGTAATCTGAATTGTCGTCAATCTCGAAGGTACAAATTGTTTCTTCTTTGTACGCTTCCATTGTAACTTCCAATTTACGTGGTTCTTCTTCGCCGTAGCGAAACCCTGTTCCTTCATACTTCATAGTCATCTTGTTTCTCCCTCTAGCCAGTGGCTAATGATTTTTGGTTAAGGTGCTTTAGTTCTTTGACATTGGTGATACGCGTGTAACCTTGTTTAGGTAAGGGAACGATAGTCCAACCGAGGCGTGCTTGGGTCGCGTCCTGTTCACCGCAATCGAGACAGGTTGAATAACCTAACATCGCTCGATCTACTGAGAACTGCTTGTCACATTTTGTACATTCCATTGGTTTCTCCGTTTGTTGCTAGCCAGTGGCTAGAGGTTGTATGACGTGTTGTCGTGTGTTGCGTCATGTTGTATAATTAATTTGCTTGATCATACTTACAGTATAACACAAGTATCAGGAAATGTCAAACGATGTGGTTACTTATTGTTCGAACGTATCTGGTGTTTAACTGTGGTGTTTGGTGTGATGTACTGTAATGTTCCGTAATGTTCTGTTGGTGAGGTCTGCAAGTTATTGAAAAGATTAGAATGTTCTACTGTTCTTTTTTTGGGAAAATTGTGAAGGGCTTGAGATGTGCGATTGAAAAAGCGAACAAAAGAATAGCGCAAAGGGGTCAAGCCAACAGGATCGTACAGTTTTTAAAAAAACGAACATTATATAAATATATATATATATAGACCTTTTTACACCCATTGCTTACAACCGCTAGCCACTGGCTAACACCATTTACCACGAAACTGTAATGTACGTTTTGTTCCAATATTTACCGAACATTACAGAACATTAGACCCCTTTTACCGAACATTGCAATGATATCAATAACTTACAACCGAACATTGGCTCGACGCTCCGCAGAAACTGGTATCTTTTCTAGCCATTGGCTAACGTGTTATAGTGCGAGGCTCGGTGCGTCTGAGTAACTGGTATCTTAAAAATTTGGCACAAAAAAAGGGGAGCAATTAAGCTCCCCAATAGTTTTATTTGATTGCTTTGAGCAATTCCAAAGTATTCTCTAATTGCTCTTGCTTGTCGAAGTCATCGACTTTTTCAATCTCTTTCTTGACTGCCGTCTTAAGCTTGGCAATCTCATCTTTAACACGTGTAAAGATATCACGAGGTGTATTACTTGCTTGGCCACTTTCCGCCTTAACCTTTGCGGCCTCAATAGACCTTGACCATTTGTTAATGCCTGAAGTAATTTGACCTTCCCAATGTGCTTGGTTCTTTGCCGATTTCTTTTTACCATTGGTAAAGTGTCCACCAGTATAACCCGCGGCCGTATCTGAGCCCTTAGCATTCTTATTGGCTAGTAAGTCTTGAACCTCTTGAGTAAACCTTAGAGCAAATCCAGCCCTTAAAGCTTGTCGACCTTCTTTATCAAAGTCCTTTTCCTCAGTCCAGCCAATGTTAGTTAAGTGCTCAACTAAGGCCGCCCTTGTTTCACCGCTTGCTCGCTCTTGACTACTGTCAACCTCAACCAAATGAATAGTGCGTTCGCAACAAGCGACGTTTGTTTTAGTATCTGACATGATATATATTCCTCATAATGTGCTAGCCATTGGCTAGCTGTTATATCGTCCCAAGGTTTCCCTTGTCGATAACTATGTATAACACGTGATAACATGTTATCCTATGATATAGCGAGGTTAGCCATTGGCTAGACCATACCCTACCCCCATGACCCCATTTTGTCAGACTAGTTACATACATGTATATGTATTACTATTTTCCACGAATAATTACCAAAATATTGAGTTTGGCGACCCCACACCCCCCATATATAGGGAAGGCCCCCCTATAGGAGTCCCAAAATCCTTTACAAAAAAATTTTTTATATTATAACATGTTTATCGGCTAACAACCTGCGATATAGAAATGACTTTAGTGGTAGAACCTGAACTAGGTGTACAAATAGATAAAACTACACCCTCTATTGATCTTAAGGATCGTATGGAGTCAGCAGCTAACACCGCAAAAGAACTTGAAAAACATGGCTTAGAGGTAGAACCTACCAAGGAAGACAAGGATGTAGCAGCAAAACTCGCCGTTGCATATGCAGATAACCCTGCAAAGACTTCTAAAAAGGTAACTCCCAAGAAAATAGCAGCACTTACCCCCGCATCTTTGATACTTACAGACAGTATTTTGCAGGAATTTGGGCGTTCTGTGGTAGAGAGCTCGGTACAAATACGCCATCTTGTGACAAATAAGTTACTACTAGAGACAGATAACCCCGATCCACGTGTAAGAATACGTGCGTTGGAGCTTCTAGGTAAGATTTCAGACGTAGGATTGTTCGCAGAGAAGTCTGAAGTGACGATAACGCACCAATCTACTGACGATATTAAGGAAAAACTACGTAGTAAGCTCGCAAAACTCGTAAATCCGCAAAGTGAAGTAGAAGATGCGATAGAAATTGACGGTGAAGCCGTAGATGTGAGTAAAGAACTAGGAATTGATGATGAGTGAAGCCGCTTTAGCCTTCACCGAGGACGAAATTCAAGTAATGTTGGATAATTTAGATCATTATACCGTTGATGAGGTAGCAGAAATTGACCGTATGGTCGATGAGTTGAGCGTACGTAAGGAAAATAGCCTTGCTTACGATGATTTGATTGAATTTTGTAAAAGAATGCAGCCTGANTACATAGTTGGGAAGCATCACAGNNTATTAGCAAATATGNTGATGGGTATAGAACGAGGAGAAAAAGACCGTATATGTGTAAACATACCACCACGTCATGGTAAATCTCAACTTGTGTCTATATTTTTTCCAGCATGGTTTTTAGGAAGAAATCCAAACAAGAAGGTTATGATGGTGTCTCATACCACGGACTTAGCGGTAGATTTTGGCCGTAAAGTACGTAACTTGATCGCCACAGACGAGTATTTGTCTATATTTCCTACAGTTAGGTTGGCTTCTGACTCTAAATCAGCTGGTCGTTGGAACACTAACTCTGGAGGTGAGTATTATGCGTGTGGTATTGGTTCTTCTATTGCTGGGCGGGGTGCTGACCTCTTGCTCATCGATGACCCCCATTCTGAACAAGATGTCATTAACGGAAATTTTGAAGTGTTCGACAAAGCCTACGAATGGTTCACCTTTGGGGCGCGTACTCGGCTTATGCCTGGAGGTAGAGTTGCCATAATTCAGACACGTTGGCATATGGATGACCTGACAGGGCGTGTTGTACGGGACATGGGACAAAACGAGCGTTCAGATCAGTATGAAGTGGTAGAGTTTCCCGCGATACTAGATGTAGTAGACAAAGAAACTAAGAAATCGACCCAAAAACCGCTATGGCCTGAGTTTTTTGATTTAGACGCACTGCTTAGAACAAAAGCATCCATGCCTGTATTTCAATGGAACGCGCAGTATCAACAAGAACCCACCGCTGAAGAAGCCGCGTTGGTTAAACGAGAGTGGTGGAAGATGTGGCAGAAAGAAGAGCCGCCGTCATGCGAGTATATTATCATGTCTCTCGACGCTGCAGCAGAGACACACAACCGTGCAGACTTTACAGCATTGACCACGTGGGGTGTGTTTTTGAATGAGGAAGTAGATAATTATAATATTATTTTGCTAAATAGCATAAAAAAGCGTATGGAGTTTCCAGAGTTAAAAGATTTGGCTATGGAGGAGTACTCTGAATGGAACCCAGACGCGTTCATTGTGGAGAAAAAGAGTGCGGGCACTGCGCTTTACCAAGAGATGAGACGTATGGGACTACCTGTGCAAGAGTACACACCACACAGGGGCTCAGGTGACAAATTGGCACGTTTGAACTCCGTAACTGATATTGTAGCATCGGGGTTATGTTGGGTTCCAGAGACACGTTGGGCAGAAGAAGTAATAGAAGAGATTGCAGGATTCCCATTTATGAGCCATGATGACCTTGTTGACTCTACCGTAATGGCGCTGATGCGCTTTAGGCAGGGTGGATTTATAAGACTACCAAATGACGAGCCTGACGAGGTTCGGTACTTTAAACGCAAAGGAAGTGGATTTTACTGATGGCTATTGAAAAAGGACTATACTCCGCCCCAAAGGGGGTCGACGAGGAAGTTGGTGAAGGAGAACTAGAGATTGAGATTGTAAACCCTGAGAGTGTTACACTAGATGATGGGAGCATGGAGATAACGCTAATGCCTGACGCAGAAGGCGTTATGAGCGGTGAGTTTGACGAGAATTTAGCAGAAGTATTAGAAGATGGTGATCTTAACTCCCTTGCCAATGATATATGTGGTATGGTTGAGTCTGACATTGATAGCCGCAAAGAGTGGGCAGACACCTTTGTTAAAGGGTTAGATGTACTTGGGTTTAAGTATGAAGAGCGCACAGAACCTTGGGAGGGTGCGTGTGGCGTGTATTCTACAGTGCTCGCAGAGGCCGCCATCAGGTTTCAAGCAGAGACAATGAGTGAGACGTTTCCTTCTTCTGGGCCAGTAAAGACTAANATACTAGGGGAAGAGACTAAAGANAAAGAAGAAGCCGCTGAACGTGTAAANGCAGACATGAATTATGAGCTTACCGAAAACATGGTTGAGTATCGTCCAGAACATGAGAGNATGCTATATAGTCTTGGGTTAGCAGGGTCAGCCTTTAAGAAAGTGTACTACGATCCTAATATGGGACGCCANATGGCAGTATATATCCCAGCAGAAGATGTTATCGTGCCTTACGGGGCATCACACATAGAGACCGCAGAGCGTGTTACCCATGTTATGCGTAAGACAAAAAACGAACTAAAGAAACTACAGGCAAACGGGTTTTATAGGGAAGTAGACCTTGGAGAGCCCCAGCCGTATCATTCTGATATAGAAGAGCGTAAAGCAGAAGAAGGTGGGTATTCACTCACTGACGACGACCGCTACAGTATATATGAAATTCACGCTGACCTTATAATTGAAGGTGTAGGCGATTCTGATGACGATGATATAGCTAAACCATACGTTGTAACGTTAGAGAGAGGTTCTAACGAGATACTAGCAATACGCAGAAATTGGAGCCAAGATGATAGCTTGATGCTAAAGCGTCAACATTTTGTGCACTATGTATATGTTCCTGGATTCGGGTTTTACGGGCTTGGACTAATCCACATTATAGGTGGTTATGCCAAGGCGGGAACATCCTTGATACGTCAATTAGTAGACGCTGGTACACTCGCAAACCTCCCTGGCGGGTTGAAATCGCGCGGATTGCGTATCAAGGGTGACGATGCCCCTATAGAACCTGGTGAGTTTAAAGATGTCGATGTACCATCAGGTAGCATTCGTGATAACATCATGCCTCTACCTTACAAAGAACCTAGCCAGACATTGCTCGCGCTCCTAGACAAGATAACACAAGAAGGCCGTAGGCTAGGTGCTATCAGTGACATGAACATCTCAGATATGTCTGCTAATGCCCCAGTTGGTACAACATTAGCACTACTAGAGCGTACGCTAAAGCCAATGGCTGCAGTGCAAGCGCGTGTTCACTATGCAATGAAGCAAGAGTTTAAACTCTTAAAGATGTTGATGGCTGAATATGCACCGACCGAGTATGCGTACCAACCTGCTAGAGGAGAGGTAAGCGCACGGCAAGCTGACTACATGTTGATAGATGTTATTCCTGTCAGTGATCCTAACAGCTCTACTATGGCTCAAAGGGTGGTGCAGTACCAAGCAGTGCTACAGATGTCACAACAAGCACCGCAGATATACGACTTACCGCAATTGCATCGACAGATGATAGAGGTATTAGGAGTTAAGAATGCAGACAAACTTGTTCC